TTTATTTGCGCGCTCTAAATTTGTCGAATACTCATCAATTGCTTCGGATGCAAGTTCTTGCTGCTTTTCCGCCTTCGCAATTTTAGCAACCATTCGCTTCATGTTTGTGCCGGTCAACTCGAAAAGAGCGTTAAACTTTTCCCACCTTGTTAAGTGGGGAGACTGGATAACCAATAATGATGCCGCCAAATCGTCAAGCTCGCGTTTCATTATCCCTGTCGATCCTTTAGCCTGTAAGATTAAACCCTCCCAAGCACTTTTTAACCGTTCAATTGCACCCTCTACAGTATCCGTTTTTACGGCTACCATATTTTCAAGTTCCTGAGTTACGCCCGTAATTGAAGTTCTCAATATATTTGCACCCTCTGCACCCCTTAAAAATTGGTTGAAAGCGGCAACACTTCTCTTGTCTGTTAACTGTAATGTTTCGTTAAGATCAACACCCGAATCCCTTAACTTAATCAACGCAGGGATTAAATCATTAAATGACTTTATCGGCTCCCCTAACCTTTGGCTTAGTTTACCGTTTGCATCTGCAAGGTTTAACAATATGTTACGTAATGCGGTTCCTGAGCTTGACGCATCAAAGCCAGCATCCTTTAATTTACCCAATAAGGCTACGGTATCTTCAATCGAAAATCCAAATGTACGAGCTACCGGAGCAACGGCGGAAAGTGAACTTTCATAGTCGCCTATTGAAAGTGCTGATTTCGTCGTTGCCACTGCCAAAACAGATGCAACGCGATCCATTTCCGAAGAGTCAAGCGAAAACGCGCGCAATGCCGAACCTGATATTTTAGCCGCCGCCGCCAAATCTGACCCGGTGGCCATCGCCAAATCTAATATGGCTTTTGTTGCGTTTACTATTTCCTTTTCGGAAAACCCTAATTTTGCAAGTTCGTTCTGAAGCTGTGAAACATTTGTAGCGGTATAATTTGTAGCCTTTCCAAGCCTTTCGGCCTCAGAAGTAAGCCGTTTTATTTGCTCAACATTTTTCCCCAACGTTGCGGCAAGAGTTGCGTTTGCTTGGTCAAAATCTTTAATTGTCCGAAATGCACCGGTTAACATTTGAATAGCACCAAAACCAGCAAACATGCCGGAAACAATGCCACCAACCTTTTTTGCCAACGTCCCAAAGCCCGAAAGCCCGCCCTTGGCTTTGTTGATGCCCGCGTTAAACTCTTCTGACTTTAACCCAAGTTTTATAAACAGATCGCCTAATTTCATAGCCCTTTTATTTTTTTGTTTCTTTCGACAATTTCATCATGTGTCAGTTCCCGGCCTGATGTATGTTCGTCAATTATTAGGTTCCATAATTGATGCGGTTTCTTCTGTTGCCCCCTCTTTGCATTCATGTTGTACGTGAGCGAATATAAAGCCCGAAAATCTGCACTTCGCCGGGCGTTTCTGAAGTGGTGACCTGTTATTTTTGCAATTGTTTCGCCCTCCGTTAATTTCCAAAATTCAGCCGGGGAAAGGCCAATTTCACCAATGCAAAAAAAGTACATTTCCGAAAAGTTCGCTTCACTACTTTTTTCAATCTCAATTTCTTTGCCCCCTATTTTTACCGTTTTTTTTTACTAACTTCCTTCGCCCCAATTTTCAGGCTGTCATTCCAGACGGCAATAATACGTTTCAGTTCGCCCTCCGGTAACTTGTTTACCCCTTCTGTAAGTTTCTTTTTCGTGAAAACAGGATTTGTGTATGTTTCCTGACAGTGCGAAATATAACCAGCCCAAAGCATTTCCATAAAATACAATGTCTGATTTTCCTTTGCCCAATTTGCCAACTCAGATAACTCAATGCCTATATTTTGCGCCAAAATTAGCGTAGTCGCATTCGAAAAAGAAAAACCGGCCTGTCTGTTTCGGTAATAAGACAGACCGGCAAAGGAATATGCAAAAGGGACGTTGATTTTAATTCTTCCTATCATGTCGTTCCTACTGTCATCGAATCGTCAATTTCCAAAGTCCCGGAAAAGGTGGAGCGGTCATTATCCGGATTATCTTTCGTAAGGCTTGAAAAATAGCCAGTCCCGGAGACGTTTTGCCCACCCACAACCGGATCACCATCGGCATCAACTTTGAGTATGGCAAAGTTTACGGCCGTTCCATCGGTCATAGCATCATAGGCGGCTCCCCATCCGTAATCTGCCCCGGTTTCATCTGCCAGGCTTTCAAAGGATATGTTTTCCGATACCCGTCCGGGCAATATGTTACGTTCCAGCCCGGATGCTTTTGAAGATACGTCAATTATATCAGCCGTAGAGTTCACGCTGTTTGACAGTTCCCCGACCAGTTCCGTGTCGTCAAACTGTATTTTGATATACGTTGCATTTTGTCCCATAACTATGTCAAATTGCCGTTAAGTTCAATCGTGCCGGACATGGTTGAGCGGTCATTATCAGGATTATCCTTTGTCAGACTTGACAGATACCCCTCGCCGGTGTGCAGGGTTGCAGCCGCTTTAATGACTGTAAAGCTCAGCTTTGTTCCGGCTTTCATCGCAGTATGTGCGTCTGAATATCCGTAGTCAGTTGAATTGGTATCATCTGCCAAACTTTCAAAGGAAATGTTATTTGATACCCTGCCGGGCAATATCCGACGAGCAAGCCCGGAGGCTTTTGAAGAGACATCTATCACATCAGCCGTTGAGTTGATGCTGTGTGACAGTTCACCAACCAGAACCTTCTGGCCGATCTTTAATTTAATGTACGTTGCATTTTCTGCCATAATTTCAATTATTTTAAATCAATTTGTATCCTTATTAAACCAATGTCTAACCGCATGGAATCAGACAGTTCCTCAGCCCGGTTGGTATTCAACAGGTTTACTTCAATCACTGTGTAGCCGGAAATGGTCAAATCCTGACCGTTGTTTATGATTTCATGTATTTTTTGCATGTCTCCCAATAACGGGGTTAAGCTGGAAAGGTCTTTGTGAATAACCTGAATCAGTAATTCAAGCCTGTAAATGAATTTCCCTTTTGGCCCGATCTCCTGCATAAATGGCTGAGATAGCCAGATATAAGGGTAAACAAGCGATTTCGGCGGCACTGTGTAAACGTTCCGGCCGCTAATCTTATTTATGATTGCCGTCCGTAAACTTGTTAATATGGCGCTTTCGGGATAATTCACTGTATTTTCTTTTTAATCATGTTTACCTGTCGATTGTACTCCTTTACAAATTCCTTGTCATCGGCACGCTGGAAAGCCCACCACAAATAAGAATCGCCCTGGGTGCCGGGGTGGTTTACGAATGCTGCAAATATTCTCTCTTTTTTTAGCTTAAAACCGCCTTTACCATCTGAATAAAATTTTCTCAACGTGCTTCTTGTTTTTCCTGTAAACCATGCCTCACCGGCTGCCTTAGGCATCCATGATAAAACCTTTGCTTTTGTTGGCCTTATCATATGAGGTGCAGAACCCCGCTCAACAGAAAGGGCGTATTCTACATTTGTCCCGACTGCTGCCTCATGCTTTTTTAACGGGACATTTATCTCACCATTAAACGAATTACCTCTTTTGTCTGAGTATGTTTTATTATCCTGTCGTTTCGCCGTGCTCTGTACATAGATTGAGTTCCGAAGCCTTGAAGTAACAATGTGCTTGCGGTCTTTTAACCGGTTTTGTGCGAGTGATTTTACATTAAACAGGAAAGCCACCAACGCTTCATACGTCGCTGCTGGTATCTCTTTTTTGATCACCTCAAAAGTACGATCTAGTTTTTGCTTTTCCTGATATGAAAATTCTACGCTCGCTATTGCCATGTTAATCAGTCCTTTCCGTGCAAATTAAACGATATTCATGTTTTCGCTCATCAGTATTTACCACTGAATTAATCCTAAACGTCCGGTTATTGTACTCAATATAATTGGTCTGGTTAATTACCCCGTCAAACCTTAACACTACCTCACATGACCGCTCACCTGCCTCTAATCCATATTGCAGGGATTCACGGCCATTAAAGGGGAATACGCTCGCCCATGTCTCCTTAACGGTTGAAGCGACCTCCGTAAATCCCCCCAGCCCGTCCGCCGTGCGTGTGACAGTTTTGATTATTATCCTTTTATTTAATTTCCCTATTTGCATTATATCGTATATTGCATTAATGCGTTATAAACATCTTTCGGCATTTCAGTGATTGCGTTCCTGTTTTCGTAGTTGTGGGCAACAAGTTTGCGGAGTACCATTTTTATCCCCGGAAATGTCATTGCCCCTGTTTTGTAGGTTATCCGGTATGATCCGGATGTTGGAAATGTTATCGATTTGATTGACGTCCCGGATTCGGTATATTCGGATGTTGCCACCCCGTCAAGCGTCACGGCGTCAACAGATACGTGTGTTGGCAGTGGCAATTGATATTTCTCATTAATGTAAGGTGCTGAAATTTCGAGAATAACAGTACTTTCAACGACCGACCGCCCGGTAAATTGCTCAATTAATTCCCGGCAACTAGAAATTAAATCATTAATCAGCGTGTCATCTGTTGAATAATCCACCTTCAACCATAATTTAGCATCTGCCAAAAGAATCGGCTCTGCCCCGGTTATTGTCCTGCTGACTATCATTTCTTTTTGCTTTTTGGTTCGATAACCTTTTTTTTGTATTCCGGTTCTATGACCTTATGCCCGGCGTCCTTTCCATCGATAACCTTTTCACCGGTCATGGTAACATCTTCATAAGGTGTCGCCCACCCCTTGCGTATTGCAAGGTCGTATAATTGTGGTCCTAATGGGATAATGTCCCCCGGGTTATGTTTGCCCCACCTGATCCTTAATTTTACTTTACCCATTTTTGCACTTTTTAGAAAAAAAGGCGGCGAAGTTACCGCCCTTTTCAAAAACCAAACTAAACCAAACTTATGAAAACTAACTGCCTGTATCGGGACTGACTGTATTTGAAATGACTGTATTTTGTGTTACTCTTCCCAAAGCTTCCATGATAGCCGTGTCACTTGCATGTCATGTGTTCCGGCTCCGGTTAATTTAACTCCTACGTATCGCCATCGAACCGCTGAAGTAACATTCCAATTTATTGTAGTATCGGCTCCGACCGCGTGCACTGCTAAAGATTTCCATACAACCGCCGCACCTATATTTGTCCAGCTATCATTTTCAAACTTTTTGCCAATTAGCTGTACACTTACCCCGGAATTAGTCCCCGGAGTGGTCACAGTGTCAACCTTCATCTGTATATCATACGTATACGGCACGTGTCGCCCTGTCTCGAGTGTATAAGTCAAAACCTCCGTATTTGTGACAATATCCGCCGAGGTAATGCGATTATCAGCAAACGTTTTTGACGGCGCAAGGGTTATGTAAGGTTGAGCGGCCAAACCTCCCGCGAAAAAAGCGAATAACATTAAAAAAACAAACTTTTTCATACTTTTAAAAATTTATGGGGAGAGTGTTACCCCTCCCCGGTTATCTATGCGCCTGTTTTTGTAATCGCCGAAATAGCGGTATCAATGTCGGAGACGTAAATCAGAGCGGTTTTATCCTGGGCTTCAACCACAACCTGGGCACGTAAGAACATAACTGCGGTGTATTTGTCATCGACAAAGTCGGTGCCGTTCATCTGAGAAAATTTAATTTCCGGGTTACGTTTCCACCACAATTGCATTTTTGCGCTGTCGGCTAGCAACAGGGTCCCGGGGTCGACTGCGTTGGTGCGGATTACATCAAGGCCGTTAATGGTATAGCTACCGTTTACATCTTTGACAAAGAGGTAATTCCCGAACGAATCCTTCGTGGTTTTAAACCTGAAAAAATCCTTTGGATTAATCCAGAGTTTGTTCAATCCACGTTGTTCGGCTACTTCTGCCTGCAATACGCAAGCATCCACCAGGTCGCCAATGTTGGCATTTTCAACCAGCGCGCCGGTCGGTACGGTTGCGGATGAGAACGCCGTGGCGTGGCCTTTAATCCCGTATATGTGTGCCGGCTGAGTGCTGTCATTTCCATCGCCTTCATATACTTCATTGTCGGCAAAGATCAACGCCTTTTCCTGCATTTTCATGCGGAAAGCGGAGGCAATATAATCAGCATCTTCCAACAGTTCAGCAGTGAGAGGTAATTTAGCCGAAATTTTCGCCATTCCCCTGGTTTTTTCAACAGCGGCGCCGGTGTCGGCTGTGGACTGACCTGTACCTTCACCAACATAACCCACGTTACTGGTATAGGCTCCTTCAACCCATAACACACGGTTTTTGTCATTTCCAACGAATCCAACGTTGCAATAAGGAATGAACGCAAGAGCCCGCTCCGGTGCAAAACCCACCTGTAACCTTTGCAAGGTCATGTTTACCGTGCCGGTTATGTCGCTGGTTGCGGCCTTCACCTGGAAAACAGGATTACCCCGGAATCCGTCAGCTTTGGCCTTTTTAAATTCCTCAGATAATACCAGAGTTTTGATAGCTTTTTCAAGGCTCATCAATTCCTCATCGTTCAGGGTCTTTTTCCCGGCTTTCTGGATTTCCAGATTTTGGGCATCAAGTTGCTTTTGCATCTCGTTAATAATATCAGGCAAGCCCTTAGCTTTACCGTCTCCCTTTACTAAGGCCGTAAGCTCTTTAATTAACTCGCCCTCTTTGGCAGCGTCAACCAGAGATTTAACTTTTGCCTGGATTTCCTGACTTTGTTTTTCAATCCATTCTGAGAATGATTTTGTTTGTTCGTCAGTAAAACCGGCCAAAAGCAGAGGCGCCATAAGTACGGCGCTGCCATGCTGCGTATTAATTGCAGCTATGACAATTGCGAAAATCACAAGGGTAATAATCCCTATCAAAAACTTAATACTTTTTTTCATTTTAAAGTAAATTTGTAAAACTCGTTAATACTATGTTAAGCGGCTCACTTATTTCATGAGTGGCTTTTTGCCGGCTCAAAATGAGTGCCTCTATATGATTTTTAATTTGTTCCAACTTTTCAAGCTCCACATTCGGGAGGTCGGTTTTCAACATTGCGTTATAAAATTTAATGTCGGTCATAAGCTCTTCAACCGTCTTAACATCAACGGTAACGGCGTCCGGGTGTGCTGGTCTCTTCGTTAGGGTGCTAACTTCGAAAAGAAACAATTCTTTGAGGTAGTTTATTTCGCCCAACTGATCTTCTTTCACAACGGCATAACCTATCGAATGCCCCATTGATTTACCGGCTTCGGCCATCGCCTTATATTCTTCGTAAGTTTCCCGGCCTAATTGAGTTCCTAAAATAAGCTTGCTGCTTACCAATAACCCGTTATCAGTTTCGGAAAATTCAAACGGCACGCCAGGCATCAATGTAGAATCATGGTTTTTATAGTGCTGAATTTCCTTGAAGTTTTCGGTTATTGTCTTTTTGTAGGCTCCCCGGACAACAATATCTTTAACCCTATCTTCCGTATTGAAAACAGACGCATAAAAACGAACAATGCCTTTTTCGTCAATATCTTCGACCTTAGTTAGGACTGATTTAAATTGTATTTCCCTGTGCTTTATTTTTGTCATTTGCCTGTCATTTCGTCCTGAAAATTATATGCTAAATTTAAAACAGTATTTTCATATACGCAATATACAACATGATGCTATAGGTGTGGCCTATTCCGGGGGTACTGGGGGATGCCGGGGTGACCTGGCACGCTATACCGGCAACACAATAAGCGTGCATCTGCAATTAATTACCTCTTCCGGCGGAGCCTTCGGGTCGCCGGGGTGCAGCATAAGCGTACCATTACCCATATCAAATAAGTCATCCGGGTTAATCCCGTCACGGTCATAGCTCCAATCTTGTGCAAAAATATGGCTTTCCCGTATCCCTTCTAAACCGGAATTGCTCCAAAACTTTTTATAAGCTATCCCTGCACTATTAGCCCCTTCAAAAGCTGCCTGATTTGACGCCCCTATGACTTCTGTTTGCGCTATTGTACGCGCGCGCTGCCATGTCATTTCATCCATTTCACCCCGGACAAATTTAGCTATTTTGTCAATCCCAAACCCCTGATCTGTTCCGCGCTGTATTGTTTCCCGGATTAATCGCTCCGTGGTTTCGGTCATCCTTACTAATTTTATTTCAGCCTTCCGAAGTAGGGAGGGAAGTATAAACTCTTCGAAATAATATACCCAGTTCCTAAATTCCGTGTCATCAGTAGCTTTCCGGCTGAGTAACTTTTTGCGAAATTTATATGACACCGGAGATCCGACCTCGCGAAACATACGCATGAAAACGGCTTTAATCGGGTCCACCCGGACAAATAGTGGTATCTGTTGCAGTGCTGAATCCGCTCCCTGTTCTCCGGCTATTTTGATAATCGGCGATACCTGTTGATTTATCGCCCGCGTGTATAATGTACGGTATTTGTTTTCAACCGCCCGGCTGACAAGCGGAGCGGCTTTAATAAGTACGTGGGCACTATTTCCGCATTTGCTACACATATTCAAATATAATTTCACACCTAACTATATCATCCATCTCTGAAATAATATGATAATTTTTTAAAGTACATCTTCCCGAGAATACAGAGGGTGTTATTTCAACATCAAAAGGTCTGCCAGTGAATCTAATTAAATCGTCATGTACTCTTAGATATTCATTATCAATGTTAAACATAGCGTTTATTTTGATTGTTTTAATATAAGAATCTATAGTAAACCCACACTCATACTCTATAATCGCACCGTTAATTGATACCCTCGCCTTTTCTGTGTTCAATATTCCCATAATGTAATTATTTAAGTTTTTTAATATATTATTGCACATAATCCCCAAACTTATCGGATCCGAGTTCGTCGGTAAATGTCATCTGACTTAACGGCGTTTCCCCGGCCAAAAATAACGGCTCATCCATGATAGGGTTATCAATCGGATATTTGCCGGTGGCCTGCCTTATTTCGTTCTTTGTCCAGCCGGCTTGTCTCATCCATCCGATTTTAACCTGTAACCCTTCCTGCAACTCTTCAACCTGAGAATAGTCATAGGCGAAAAATAAGTCCTTGTACTCCTGTACCCCTTCGATCAGCATAGCATTAAACGCGGTTTCTACTGATTTCAGGTTTGGCATTATACAATCAGTCCAGGCTGCTTTACGCGCCGTGGTCATGTTGTTGTAC